CCCATCGACCACCGCTGGCGCTGCGCAGTGGCTGGCGGCTTCCGACGTCAACAACGTAGCGGCTCAATTGGCGCAGAACATTGCCATTGCAGCGCAGACGGCGGCGATCACGGCACAGACGGCGCAACTTGCTCTGAACGGCAAGGCATCGCAGGCGATTGCGGATGCAGAAGTGGCAATGGCAAAGGCTCAGCAATCCGGCGCCGATGCGCTAGCTGCGAACGGCGTTGTGCTGGCTGCAAACGTCAAGCTAGAGCAAGACCGCTTCGCATGGGATCAGGCTAGGGTTGCCGCAGCTAACGCACCAGCACCTACACCAGATCCGGTTCCCGCGCCGACTGCTCTGCGTGCTTTGGTGCAGGCGCTGGACGATTGGCTCAAGCTCTACCCAGGTGCCTGATGCGTCATAGTCAAGCAATGGACCCTGAAGCGCTGGCGGCTCGGCGTCTGCAGCGACACGAAGAGGCCAAGTGCCTGCGACCCGTAAATGGGCGGGTCTGGTGGCCTTGGGACGCACAACGTGCTGACGCACGGTTGTGGGCTGCTGTGACCATCGAGGCCAGCACGCACAAGCTGCGCAGTGAGATCAAAGAGTGGATGCCTGGCGTGCGCCTTGGCGATGTGGTGCGGCTGTGAGGCGCGGTGTGCTTAAGGCCATCTTTGGATGCTTCCTTGTTCCCGTGCTTGCGGCAATCGGGCTGGCGATCCTGGCCCGTGATCTCTTTCGATTGCGACTTAACCGATAACCGGAGGCACAGATGCCGACCAATGATGCAGAGACACCCGAAGCACCGGCCGGCAACGAACAAGCGGGATTGATCCCAGCCACGTTCCAGCTCGGCGGAATCCAATGGACCGTCCGAAACTCTGAAGATTTATTGGACGTGATCGGGTGCTGCCAGAGGGACGCGGCGACCATCGTCTTAAGCAGCAAGGTTCCAGAGCAGATCAGAGAGTCAACTTTCTGCCATGAGTTGATGCACGCGGTGTACTTCAGCATGGGCAAGCAGGAGCACGACGAGCGGGAGATTGATGCAATCGCCACGTTCCTGCATCAGTTCCTTCTGACGCAGCAGGGGCAAGCGTAATGCCTGCTACTGTGTCATACGTTGACGAAAAACTACTCTCATTCTGTACTGTTGCACAGCTTGAGAAACTAGAAGCGATCAACGCTCACGGGAGCATGCGCAGGGCTGCTAAGGCGCTGGGGCTCAATAAATCGGCCGTGCTGCAAGCGCTTCAAGAGGTCAAGCGAAAAGCGGCTCTTGCAGGCTACAGCCCGGAGCACGATCTCACGCGGCCCGTGGCACCTGGGCAGATGCTGCGGGGGGCATCGACGCTGTATAAGCGCGGCGAGCCGGAACCTGTGCTGCAGTGGGTCAAGAGTAGCGCAGATGCGGAGCAACGAGACAGGATCATCAGAGAGTCCATCAAAGCTCTGATGGATGATGTGCCTCGCACAGGGCCTGTGCTGTTTTCAGGCAATACAGTCGCAGACCTGTGCAACGTCTACACCTTGACAGACTGCCATGTCGGAATGAAGGCATGGGCAAAGGAGACAGGCGAAGCGTGGGATCTGGACATCGCTGAAGCTACCCTTGTCGGAGCGTTCCGGCACATGATCTCGTCATCGCCCCATGCCGATAAGTGCGTGATAGCGCAGTTAGGCGATTTTCTGCACTTCGACTCTCTGATCGCAGAGACGCCAGGCCACAAACATCCGCTCGATGCGGACAGCCGCTACTCCAAAGTGGTGCGGGTTGCTGTGCGCACGCTCAGGGCGACGGTGGATGCGGCGTTAGAGCATCACAATCATGTTGCCGTTTTGATAGCAGAAGGCAATCACGATTTGGCCGGCTCTGTCTGGCTGCGTCAGATGTTTGCGCTTCTGTATGAGCACGAACCCCGCGTGAGGGTCATTGACTCAGAGCTTCCGTACTACGTCATGCAGCACGGCACGACCATGCTCGGATGGCATCACGGGCACCTAAAGAAGTTCGACCAGCTTCCAGGCCTGTTCGCAGCTCAGTTCGCCCAGCAGTGGGGGCAGACGACAAAACGATACATCCACACGGGGCACCTACACCACAGGCATGAGCAGGAAGGCGGAGGCGTCACGCTGGTGCAGCACCCAACGCTTGCGGCTCGGGATTCGTGGGCGGCTAGAGGCGGATGGATCAGCGAGCGCCAGGTGACGGCTATCACCTACTCGGCGCGCTGGGGCGAGGTGGCGCGCAACACGGTCACGCCTGAAATGCTGGCCTAGCCGCACGGCGTGCGCCATGCGCTGCTAACCTGTTGATTTCATTTGACGCGCTTTGACGATGCATCTATTCAGTTTCATCAGAAAACCCAATGACATCAAAGACTTAGCGATTTTCTTTGTATGCAGCCCCTCGGCCAGTTCCTGCGCTTGTGCTGGCGGCGGGCTGCGTTCATGCGGCGTTAAATTTAACGGGAAACTTGACCCTCTCTGCTCCGCACAGGCGTGGCCTGCGTCACTCGCTTTGCATCGCTACGCACCATCCACCGATGCCCGACGCGCTCTGGTGCTGGGTGGATCTCTCCGTTGGCTCGCCACTGCCGGAGCACATACGGAGACGGCGCGGGGCAGTAGTGGGCGCAGGCCCATTCGTTTAGCGGGATCTTGGTCATGTCTCCTCCTGCTTGTCTGCCAGTGCGCGGATGGCGTCTGCGCATTCGTGGCGCGAGATCAAGCCCCAATCGTCACGCAACATCTTTTCCGCCTCTTCCAGCGCATCCCGCCGCGCCTTGGCAATGGCGGCGTCAAGTTGCTCTTGCATGTAGAACCCGTCGTGCTTGCGGGTTTGCGTGTTGTAGAACGTAGCCACAGGCTCTGGCAGTTTCGCGCTCACGGCTGCGCCCCCTTGGCTGCGCGATTCAGCCGGCTAATTGCTACCTCGATCAGCAGTCGATATTCGTGCTGGGTGTCCTCGTCATGTTGCGCTTCTGACCGGGCAATAAACTCGTCCACAGATCCGCAAAAGCAGCCTCGCGTCAGCAGTACATTGCCGGTTTTGTCCAGTGTTGCCGTAAGCGTGGCGTGTTCAGCCCCGACTCCCGTAAACCAGCAGATTGAAGTTAAAGTCGACACCCGCGCATTGCCGTACACCCGCGCATTGTCGGACACCCGCGCATTGCCGGACACCCATGCATCGCCGGACACTCGCGCATCGCCGTACACCTGCGCATTGCCGGACACCCGCGCATTGCCGTACACCCACGCATTGTCGGACACCTGCGCATCGCCGTACACCTGCGCATTGCCGGACACCCGCGCATTGCCGGACACCCGCGCATTGCCGGACACCCACGCATCGCCGTACACTTGCGCATTGTCGGACACCCACGCATTGCCGTCATGAGAAAGGCACTTCTCGGATTCGACGTACCCTCCTGCTTCGCCCGGAGCAACGCCAAATGCCGTGATGGCTACTAGCGCCCGAATGCGCTTGATAGTTCGTCCGGGGGCGATGGTTTTCTCGTCGCTGGGAATAAACTCGTATTTCTTGCTCATTCCGCCCCCTTGGCTGCGGCCAGCTTGATCGTGTGTTCGAAGGTATCGCCAAACGACAAATTGGCGCGGGATGACGACAAAGATTGCTGCTGGGCAATGGCCCTGTTAAGAGCAAATTCTTGCGCATCTACTTCGTGCTTGGCGCGGACGGTAAACGTCTGCATGACTTCAACGATAGTTGTGACGATGTAGGTTTTCATGCCGCCCCCTTGGCTGCGAGGGCTGCGTCCACTGCTTCATCCAGAAACTGTTTGCGCCATGACTGAATGAAACGACCCAGCCCGGTCGCTGCCGTGTGTTCACGCAGCCACCGATACCGCTGGGCATCCCGCGCATCCTTCGCGCTCACGGGCGCGGCCTGCACCGGCACATACTCGATTTCATCTGGCCCATCTCCAAGCCGCAGCCACACGCGGCCTGCAACACCATCAGCGGATGCGCCGCCGCTGTAGCGGGACACCACAGGCCACGGCACAGTCTCTACGGGCGCGGCCAGCGCAGCTCGCACCAGCTCGGCGGGGTCTGTATAGACCTTGCTGTATTGCTCCGACAGCCATTGATCTGTTGTCTCGGGGTCGGCCTGCACTGGCACTGGATGTTTCTGTGCGCACTCATGCAGTGGTGCCATCTGTGCGGTGAACTTCGCCCCGCACTCATCGCACGTCAGGCGGCGGTCGCGGGGCGTGTAGCCTGCTGCGGCCATGCGCTGGCTTCGGGACTCCTGCACCGGCTGCGCATCGGGGCAATCGCTTCGAGCGCACCCTTCGCCCGGAATGGCGTCATGTTTGCAAACAGTGCAATGCCGCCAGCAAGTGACTCGGTGCGATGGCTGCACCGGCTGCGCAGTGGGTGCGGCGAACTCAACCGCTCGGGTCAGCCACTCTCGGGCAGCGGATTCAAAGGTGGGCCACTCTGCTTTGCTGCCGGCATGCACATTGCCGGGAAACTGCTTGCTGCACAACATGCCGTAGGTTTCTCCAGCGTCAAACTTGGCGCGCAGTAGGGCCACGGCCTGTTCCACGTCCAACGGCAACTCTGTGGAGCAGTGGTTGTCGTGCATGTACCGGATGCGCACGGGGTTAGGCTTGGTCTTCAGCGCCGCAAGCTCGGCGCGCAGGGCGTCACGCTCAATGGCGATACTTGTCATCGCATCGCGTAGCGAATCAATTGTCGCGGCTGCGCTATGTGACACCGCAGGCGGAGGCAGTCCAGACCACAGCGGCCAGCCGTCAATCTGCGGCTCTGCTGCCCACAGGGGCAAAAACTCATCCTGTGGATCTGTCATAGCTCCCCCCACATAGCATGCAGCGTCAGCAGTCGATCCGCAGCGTCCTTCAACTCGGGAACGTGCTTCGGTATCTCGTCCCAATCGCAGCTTTGCAGGAATGTGCATTGGTCACGAATAAGTGATGCACATTCGTTGCGGGCGGAACCCAAGACAGATCGCCGGCCCCGTATTGCCATAGCGGACTCGTCTGAAATGTTGGGTAGAGGCTTCATCAGAATGCAATCCCGTCATAGATCCAATCGCCGCACTGATCCTCTGACTTCTTGAAATCCTCCGGGACGTTCCCATGCATGGTGCAGGAGTCAATGTCATAGTGCTTGCAGTGCGAGCAACTGGTTTTAATCAGAGACAGGCTCTTTTGAGCCTCATGCAGCGCCATGCGTGCATTCTTGAGATCATGCACGCTCGCCCCCTCAGGCAGTGACGCCCGAGGAAGCCAAAGCGCTGCATATGTTTGCATGGTCTGCGCAATGCTCTTGGGCGTCGTGCTCATGCTTGCTTGCGCTCCCAAGGCTTCGCGGCAGATGCGGCAGGACGCGACACGGGCGCAGCGGCCTGGACCGGCACAGCCGTGCCCGCCTGCATGTAGTCAGCCACATCCGCCCGTGCGGGGTAGTCGCCCTTAGCCGGAGTGATCTTGGTGCGGATCTTCAGGATCTTCTGGAAGAGTTCGTCAGAGTCCTGCAGAACCTCGATGCCAGTGGACCGACACAGCGACGACAACTGCGCCTGGCCGATCTGCTGGGCTTGCTCGTTCGTGTGTACGAGGTTGAGATTCTGGAAGACCTTGCGACCGGCGAACGGGGCGGGGTCGATGATGGTGAACTCAAGCGACAGGCCCGTGCCGTTGCCAGATTTCAGTTCGCGGACTTCGCTGTTGGTGATCTCTGCGGTATAGACGCCCACGGGCAAGACTTCCGTGCTGCGGGCTTGCTGCGGGTCGATGTTGGCGGAGTTGAAACCACCGGGGATGATGTTGGAAATGGAGGCCATGGTTTAAGCTGCTTTCAGGTTTTGGTTGATGGTCTGCAGTTGCGAGGCGAAATCGCCCCAAGAGAGCGGGCAGTCATGCAGGCCGAATCGGCTGCCGCTTGGATATGCTGGGTGAGGCTCAAGGTGCAAGGACCGTTCGCCGGTCTTGATGGCTTTGGTTTCCTTTCCACCGAAACCCGCGTCCGTCTTCTTCAGCGCGATGCGGTGTGCAGCGAAGCCCACGATGTCGGCCCATTCCTCAACCAGCGCTGAAGCCTTGCCGTGCATCTTCAGTACGTAGGCGTCATATCCTTCGTGCGTGGGGGATTCAATCCGTTGCTGCTTAACGTGGCAGATGAGGATGACGGCCATGCCACGATCTCGGCGCAGGGCTTCAAAGCCGTCTAGAAGGTTCTTCCACTCTGTTGTGGCGGCGATGTAGCCTTTGCCGTATCCAGGCTGCTCTATGTCCTTCCAGCCGTTGGACTTGCACACGTATGCGTGTACCAAAGGCTCCATCCAATCCAGCGAATCCACGAATACGGACCCGAAGTTGTGGTCTTCTCCGTGCAGCACGCCGATGGCTTGGTACACATCGTCCAGTGACTTGCACAGCGGGAAGGCGTTTGCGTCAATTCCGCTCAGGCCGTCTTCCGTAATGATTCCGACTGCGTTCGGCGCAGAGGCCGCGAAGGTGGATTTGCCGATCTTGGGTTCGCCAGCGAGAAGGATCTTTGGTGCGTCTGCTCTGCGGGTCTTGGTGATTGATTTCAGGTCGATCATTTGTTTGCTTTCGGTTGTTTATTGGTCATCAGATGGCGTGATTACATCCACCCCAGCAACATCAGTAGCCATAGGATTGCTCCGAGTAAGGTGCCGATGAAGATCCCTGCCGCTGCGAACATATCGCCCGGAAGGCTCTCTTCCTCAGAAGTTATCGATTCTTCGTAATCTTCAAAATCTCTGTACACCTTCACAGCCAGGCCCAATTCAGGATTGCTGCGACTGCGACCAGTGCGAGCGTTGCGCTAGCCAGCAGCACGGCTGCGAGATCCGCTGCGGCTTCGTTTGCGTCCGCGTCAAACTGAGCGGCGAACTTCGCAAGCTCGGCTTGTTCGGCTTCCGTGAGCGGGCCTAGCCACGAGTCGTGCTGTGCGTCCATGCTGCTCATGCAGCCTCCCGCATTGACTCAAAGCGTGCAATCTCTGCATCGTCGCTGGCATCTTGAGAACGTTGGTTCGCGTCGTCGATGGCTTCCTGCGTCCAGCGATCAATGGTCGATTCGCAGATCACTCCATCTGGGTCGATCCAAACATCGTTTATCAGCACTTGCAGGATCACGCACTCGTCTGGCGTGCTTTCGTAGCATTTTTCCGGCGGGCCGTAAGTCCGCCCAGGACTGCCGAACGTGATCTCGTATTCAATGGTCACGGTTGCATCACCAAGCCACGTTTCAAGGTGCGTGCAGCCTGCTTGTGGTGTGTGCTTGCTCATGCCGTCACCTCGATCAGTTCTTCGCAGATCACGGGCAGCGTATTCACTGCTTCCAACTCATCCGCAACAGACAGAAGCTCTAAAGCCAGCCGGCGCAGTTCGCTGGCGCTGCAGTGCGCTCGCATAGTGCAGCCGAAGCTGTACATAACAATCGTGCCGTGTCCATGCAGTTCTGGCTGCTCGCAGTAGTTGGTCAGCAGCGAAACCGTGGAGCGCTGCGAGAAAGGGGCGACCCCCTTGATGTCGATCATGCGGACGGTCACAGCGCACCCCGCACTTGGTTGATGGCGTGGCCCATCGGGATCTCGTCGCCGTCAACGTAGTCCGTGCTGCCGTACAGCTCAGACATCCCATCAAAGGCCATATCGACATGGGCGCTCACGTCATCAAGGCCAACGGTGTCGGGATGGGCGCGGTCCAAGCGTGCTGCGAGCGCTGCCATGGCGCGCAGAAGGCCTTGGAACTCGTTAAGGCTCGGCAGCACCTTGACATTCGACAAGCGCGCTGCAAGGCGCTCGTAGTCGATGCTGTCAAGCTGGGCAACAAGCCCTTCGTAGTGGGCAACGGCGCGTGCCTTGTCGGCTGCTGGCGTTTGGGTGGCGAGGTTCATCGGGGGGCTCCTTAGCGCCGAACCGTTCAGCGCATGAATGAACTGTAATGGCATCGGTGCCGCAGCGTCAAGGGCTTTCGTGCCATTCATTTGTAAGTGAAAACCCTTGAAGTCTCTGCTTGACATGCTGGCACTCATGCCCGATCATACGCCGCATGGAACCAGACAACCAACTAGCATACGTGCGGCACAGCCTAGCGCTGGCTGCGAACATCAAGGCCGTGTCCAACGATACAGGCGTCTCTTATGACACTCTCATGCGGATCAAGAACGAGCCGCAGACTGGTGCCACCTATGAGACTGTGCTGATCTTGTATCGGCATTTCAAGCGGCAGGGCAGGAAGGCGGTGCAGTCGTGAGCGACTATGAAGCCCACATTCTGCGCAAGCTGTCTTCAGTGCCTGCAACGGGCATCGCTTCCGGGTTCACAATCCCATCTTCGCTATTCCCTCATCAGTCGGCTTTAGTCGCTTGGTCTCTCCGCAGGGGTAGATCAGCGATATTTGCTGATACTGGGCTCGGCAAAAGCCGGATGCAGCTTGCATGGGCAGATGCGGTGCGCAAGCATACGAAACGCT